GAAACTTCTACCGTCTGGTAAAACTGTTGCTTTAAAAAATCCACTATCTTGGAAGTCAACATTTAAAGTTCTAATTTGGTATCTTCCAGAAGTTATAGCTACAGCTCCAGTAGCACCTTGTTCTCTTACATATGGTTTAGAAAACTCATATAAAGATTCAAAAACACTTCCAAAAATACAAGACGTATGATTACCTTGTACTACAACTGTAGTTCCACTTTGACTGTCAATTGTTAAGTCAGCACCATTAGTTGCGTCTATAGCTAATAATGTTTGGTTATGCTCATACGGAATTGTAAATGTAGTTTTATTTGTTGTGCTGTTATAACTTCCACTTAATATTGGTGTTTGCATATCAATATTAATCGGAAAATTTAAAGAATTAAAATTAGGATTTCTTAAATCTATTTTTAATAATTTTAAATTTCTTTTTTCATTTGCTAATATGTAAATAAAACTATCGTAAGCTTCTGCTGAAATTATTTGCATATTATTAAATGTAAATTTGGACCAGGCTGATTGTACTTTTTTATCAGCATCCCAAAAATATTTATAAACAAACATTGTGTTTGCATTTGTAGCTGTAATATCTGAACTTGCTGTATAAGGCGCTGTGTTAGTAACGTCTAAAGTATCGTGACATAATACAACCATTGTATCTTCAATGTTGTTTGAAACAATTTTGTATGCGTTGTTAGGAATTAATGTGTTAACTCCAATTGTAATATCTAAACCATCATTTGTTAATGTATCATCATCTGCAAAGTATTCTGTAATTGCAGTTTTATCATTTCTGTTTTGTGCAAAGTAAACAAATTTACCTGCCGCTTTAGGTTCAACTTTAGTGTCATGTGAAAACGTACTTGTTTTAGAAAGTACGGCTGTAGTAGGTGTAATACTATCACCAGAAGATTCTAGTATGTATTGTGACTCTGCTGAGAATAATAAAAGTTGTTCGTTAAAATCTATAGAGTTATAAAGTTTGTTTACCGTAGTACCACTAGCTGCAATATCAATAGGGTCAGTATCTAATACATCTGTTCCTGTTGTTGCATAGAAATTATAATACTCACCGTTTTCTGTCATAATTAAATTTTGTCCAGAAATAATTCCAAATCTATTTTGAAAGAAAGTTAAGTTTTGTATCTTTTGTCCAACAAAACTTGGTGCAGGATTAGTTGTTTCATCACCTGCTACTCTGTCAGTGTAAGTTTGTTGTGAAAAAGTAAATGTACCGTTGTTGTTGTTAACTAATGCGTGTGGCATTGTAGAATTGTCTAAACCAAGTTTTACTCCTGGTCCTACAGTTTCTTTCCAAACACCGTTAGATATAAATTTTACATAATAATCTGAAAGCGTGTCACCTTCTTCACCAGTAATTTGAATAATCATATTTGGTTTTGCGTAGTAAGGTAAATCTGTAAAATCTTGTATAGCGTCTTTTATTGCATACATAGCTTGGTTACCAAAACCGTCTGTAGTTTCAATTCCAAAAGTCCCACTACTAGCTGTAAGATAAATAGTGTTACCGTATTGCGTAGAAGAAAACGTTCCTGTAATTCCAGAATAGTTTGCTAATCCTTGTGACGTACTTAGTGTTGCACCAGTGTCAGTTCTAATTGTTTTAAATCCAATTCCGTCTGCACCACTAGACCAGTGTGAAGACGCAGTTCCATATAATAATATATGTGCAATCTTTTCTGTATCTCTAAATTTACCATCTGTTGAAGCGTCATTACCAGTAGGCATTTGAAATAATACTTCTATTGGGTATGACCAAGTTGAATGATTTAAAGTAACACTATACTGTCTACCGTATTGTGAACTTTTAACATAAACTAAAGCTTCTTGTACCTTTGCTGCTGTTGTAGAAGAATTTTCAGCTACAGTTTTTTGTGCGTTAGATACAAATGTATAGTCAGCAATGTTTGTAAATTTAAAATCTTCTAAAGGATTTGTTGAAGTTAGGTAAGAAGTACCATTGGGAGTAGTAACAGTTTTTTCATTACCTGCTAAATCAAAAACTTTAACACCTTGATTATAAAATAAAGCAACATATTGATTACTACTATCTCTATTAATCCACTGTACTGCGCAATTATTTGGTATTGCTTGGTTAGATATTAAGTTAGCAACAAACTGAGTTCCTGCTCTTTTAGATAATCCGTCTATAATGTTTGACTGAAAGTTTACTTGGTTCTCAGCTTGAGATACATTTCTTTGAACTGCATTCTGCTGACTAATACCATTAATAAGATTTGGAATTGACTGCGATATAACTGCCATTGTCTAACTCCTTGATGAACGTTTATTGCCACGATTAGTAATGTAATTCATATTGTATTCATCTTTAAGAATATTAGCGTCCATTGCTCTTGAGTCAGCTTGTTCAAACTGTACGTGGGCTTCTTGTTCATCTATGTTTGCTAGTTTAACTAATTCACTTGCACCAATATACCGAGCTGCAAAACGTCTTGACGCTTTAACTACAATATATCTTCTTGCATATTCTGGAAGATGTTCAAATTGTTGTACTAAAACTTTGTCTATTTGTGGGTTGTAAGTAAATACATCTGTATGATTTTTTAAGTCATATAAAAAACCGTTACGAATAGTGTATTGATATAAATATTGGTAAGGTCTAGAAGCTTCTGCTTGAACGCAGTTAGAGTCTAGAGGAACTTTGTTGTCTGAGTCTCTTGCTTGTGTAACTTCAAATTCTCTATTGAAAAACCATCCTTGTGACTGAACACTCATGGAAGTTTCATCTAAAATATTTACAGCGACAGCTACGTCTGTTCCTATATTTCCTGTTATAGAACTGACTGGGGCTTCCCCTATGAAACTTAGCATAGTATTAATTGCCTGCAGTTCCGTTGTCGGTGTAATTTGTGTTGTCATGATTTTCCTTTTTTAATAATTAAAGTAGGGGATTTAGTCTCCCTCGTCCCCTACTCCTATATAGTATAAATAAGCCTAATGAATATTAAGCGTCTTTAATTCCTACAGCACTTTCTGGTCTTAATACACCATGACCCATAGCGTATTTAGCAACCATTAGAGTACCTTGTCTTCTAATGTCGTATTCCATCTCAGTAGCTAAATCCATTAACTTAACAGTTCCAACTGCTGATGGGTGACAAACTAAACCTTCGTATGCAGTCAAGTTAACAGCTTGAGGTGTTGAACCACCTTGAGTAGCTGAACCTGCGTCTGCACCAGAAGTTACGTTTGAAGCAACAAAATGAGGAACAGCAATTAATCTGATACCTGCAATTTGTAACACCCTACCTGAAGCAACACCACCGTTAGCACCACCACTGAAGTCAACATTGACTGCGTTTGTAGCGTTTGCTAATTTGTAGTACATTTCAGGTTTTAAGAAACAAACTCTACCGTCTGCCGGTACATATTTGTCGTCTAATGTTTTCGCAGCATCAAACAATGAATCAATAAATCCATTTGCAGATGTTGCTGCTGTTGCAGAAGCGATATTAGTATTAGTTAATACTGTACCACCGTCTCCACCAGTAACAGAAGCCGAAGCTTGTGCAGCTTGACCGATTGTTTGTAGAACGTGTTTGTCTTTTTGGAATGCTAATGCTCTACCGATTTCAGTAGAATATGCACTTCTTACATCCCAATGATTCTTAGCTTCTTCAATGTTTGAAAGAAAAGCTGAAGAGATTAAAAGGTCATTAATTGTAATAACCTTTTCGTTGTGGTTCACATCAGAACCAAGTATTTCTGCACCAGGTGTGTGGTAAGCCGCAGTAGTTCTACCCATTACAGGGAACGTTGCAGATTTACCATTACTGATACTTCTTACTGAATCAGCGCCTTGTGTTTTACTCGCTCTGTCGAATGAAGTAATAACTTCACCGGCAAAAACTTTTAAAAACAATGCGTCTTCTGAACCAGAAGCGTTTACTCGTCCAATGGAAGCCGGAGTTGCGTTTGACATAATTGTCTCCTTTTTCTATTGTTATTGTTTAAAAAGCTTTCACAAATTTCAAGTATGTTTCACAAGATTGTCGTTCCTCAGAACGGTCAAGTTAATGGACTTTAACTTTGTGTTAGCAGTTGCTACCTAAATAGGTAACACAACTATGATTTAGCAGTTTTCGCAGCTTGTTTAAATTGTGCTGCTGTAGGTCTGCCTTTTGTACCTGCTTTACGCATAGTCTCCCCTGAACCTGCTTTAATTCTAGCACGTTTTTTGTGGATGTTTGCATATAGTCCTGTCTTTGCCATGTTAATACCTCTTATTTTTTGGTTTTGGTTTCGGCTTTGGTTTTGGTTTTGGTTTGTACGCCATTATAACTCACTGTTCTTTAATTTAGCTTGTACGTCTGCTCTGTAAGCATTGT